ATCTTGAACGGAATCATCTTTTACATAGGGTGAATCCGCTGGCATTACGCCCTTCGGAACAGCCGCTAATTCAATTCCCCAATCAGCTAAAGTTTCAAAAGTTCTATTATCCAAAGCAACTACATTCTTTGGATTTACAGGAACCGTAACCGTTCCATGAACATCAGTAATTTCAACAGTTGAAGCTGCCTCAGGTTCAACAGATTCTGCCGGCTCAGGCTCAACTGATGCAGAGGGTTCGGGGCTTGCAGATGTTTCCGCCTCGGGTTTCTCAGACGAAGCCGGCCCATTATTTGCATTTGAGCAAGCTGTGAGCATTAAAGCAAAAACTGCAATCATAGCAGTTAGTTTAAAAACTTTAGATTTTCTCATACATATTCTCCTTATGTAAGCTTGATAGACAAGCAACTATTGAATTGATAGAATTCATATCTATATTATATTTTTATGGGAGATTTATAATCAGATCCCCTTTAGATACCACTGTAATGTAATTTCCTATGACCATGTGTAATTTTCTAAAAACTTTCTTATCTTATCCTTGTAAATCCTCCCCTTTACTGTATTTTCTTTCTCTGTTTTTATAAGATTTACTGCAAAATTACGCCTTCTTTTTGCTAGCTCAGGCTAACTTTTTTGCATAAATAGAAGTTATCGATAACTAACTTTATTCATTCTACTATATTTAAACGGTTATTGTCAACAGCCTTTAAATATTGCTTATATACCCCTTATGGGGATGATTCCGGTTTATGAGCCGTAGTTTTATTGTGTAGATGCTAGCACTTATTTTACCGCTGTTGTTTATACTGCCATATTCCTCCGAAGTGTGAAAACAAAATCGAGCAGGTTGAGCTATTCTAGAAGATTCTGTGTCTGTGAGATGTCGGAGGGCTTTGTTGTTTAAAAATCCGAACGAAAGAATAACTGCGGAGCAATAGCACTGGCCTGAGATGCTCTTTAAATCATTTTTTAGATAATGTAAACACAAAATAACTGGTGCAAGGAATCCATTCTGCACAAATAAGAAGGTTCTAAAAAATGTTAAAAGATAATTTTATTTATAGCTTTTATCACATATCCTATCTTATAAAACATAAAAAACCTCAGGGCTCTTTATCCTTGAGGTTTTTTCTTCAGTACAAATAAGCAGGCTTAAACCGAGAGAATTTTGTATGCTGTGATTCCTCTGCAAAAATCTATCAAGTATCCGCTTTCTCATTTCCATAAGAATAACCGCAAGGCTAAAAGCCTTGCGGTTATTCTGTTTTTTGGTGGAGTTGACGCAACAAAAGGCGAACCGTTAAGAACAAATTTTGTTTTTATTAATGACCATATCTTTTATTATAAGAGCATTCTTATATTGATAAGTCCGATAAACAAAAACATAAAAGAAATAAATTAATAAGATATAATTACATTCTTGACATACGTATTAACACGTGTTATAATTAATATAGAAAGTGAGGAATGGAGTATGAAAACTGCTGAATTGTTAAAGCTACTAAAGAAAAATAAAATTGAATTCGTAAGACATGGCAAAAAGCATGACATTTATTATAGTCCTCTTACTCAACAGCAATTTCCAGTTCCAAGACATAAGACAGAAATAATGACAGGAACATTAAAAAGCATACTTGAAGCAGCAGGGCTTAAGTAAAAGCCCTAAAGCTTCATGCATTCCTCATACCGTGCCCGTGCATAGATTGATTGAAAGGTGGTCTTAATATGGCTAAATATGTTTATCCGGTAATTCTTACGCCAGCACCTGAAGGTGGATATACAGCGAATTTTCCGGATTTGCAAAACTGCTTTACCGAAGGCGATAATTTAGCAGAAGCTTTAGAAATGGCAAAAGATGTTTTGGCTCTTACGTTAACCGCTCTTGAAGATGACAAAAAGGATATTCCTAAACCCTCTGAACATAGTAAGCTTAATGTTTCTAAAGATAATATTGTATCCTTAGTTTCAGCAGATACAACAGAATATAGAAAAATGTATGACAATAAGGCAGTTAAAAAAACATTGACAATACCTTCGTGGTTAAACACCATTGCAGAAGCTAATGATATTAATTTTTCAGCTGTATTGCAAACTGCATTAAAAAAGGAATTAAAACTATAGCAATAAAAAAAGGCCCTCTTAACGGGGCCTTTTGAGTTTTCTTAATTTATCTCCCTAATACTTTTCAATTTTACAAATAAAAAAGAGCTTTAATGGTCTGCCACCTTTAAAGCTCTTCGGCAAGGCAACCATAGATTTAGTTGCTTCCGCATTATCAATATAAGTATAGCATATTTTTAGATTAATTACTAGGTTTAGCAACCCAAAAGACCCTTAAAGGCCTTTTACTATTTTAATATGATTTCCCCTGTATCTGTCAAATACCCTACATAGCTCCTAATTTCCCCATTCGTTCCCCACGCCTTCTTAGCTTCTGTAAGTGCCGCTTCAATCATATTTTCAATATCTTTCTGCGTAAAAAGAATTTTAAGTATGGCCGGAATCCGCTGATATATCCAATCTGATACAATGGCGAATTTAAGCGCACCTGTTCCGCTTCCATATTGCTTTTCGGCCTGCGTAACAAGATTAAATAATATCTGCTTAAGGATTTTTGTTTCTCCCTTTTTTAGCATAACTACTATGCCAACTATAAAAAACAGTATAACTAAAACACTATCCCAATTCCGAATTAAAAAATTAGCTACTTTCATATTATCTCCTCCTAATCAATAAGTGTTAAATCTGATACCTTTACCGCCGCAACAACCACACCATTATATGTAATAACCGTACGGTCATTTTTTATTTCTTTAACAATATGCACCCTATCATAAACAAAGGAGGCCAACCCGCCCCCTGTATATGTTTTTGCACCTTTATTTACTTTTACTTTACTTCCTGCCCCTATTCCCTGTACCTTGCTTTCTGCCATTGTTTGCGGCACAGCTTTTGTATCATAAGTGATATAAGGCAATTTACCGTGCTTTTGCCATATGCGCCCATTAAGGCCATTGATAGGGCCTATGTTAAGGCAAACTGTAACCTGTACACACTTTCCCCATGCAGGCGTGCATTCAATTACTTTTCTGTCACCTATGTAAATACCAATGTGCCCCGGAAGCCATACCGCTTCCCCCGGAACAATATTTTTAAAATCATTTGTAACCCCTGTACATTTCTGGATCATCATATCCGCTGATATATCCGGTACATTATTTGATGTATACTCTGCACCGCCATAATTTTTTGATGTATCCCCATTCCAGCCCCATAAAATGGCTTTTATGAGATTAACACAGTCAAATGCAAATACATTTTTTCCTATAAGGTTTCTTAAAAAAGCTTTTTCATTAGCCGTATAGTACGAAGGATACTGCTTTGACTTACTTTCTATAACGGAATCCGTCACAAGGGAGCCAAATACACCCCACATATAAACCGTTTTAAAATTATGCGCCACTTCCTGAAGCTTTTTAATCAACTCTGTTGCTGTCAATTTTCCCACCGCCTTATTGTTAGATTTATTTTCCGTTTTATCGTAGGAAGTCAAATTATAGGTTTCTATAAGGCTTATAAGTTTGTTTGTATAATTAGGGTCCGTAGCATATCCCGCCGCTTGAATAGCCTTGCAAGCCTTTTTATAATCTCTTTCCCCTACAACATTTTTATACCTTGCTAAACCCGTCAATAGTTCCGAATGGTCTGAAACGGACTCTTCCCAGCTATTATATGCCCGGAATAGTGCTGTAATTTCTGTAAAACTAATGCCATTATAGCATTCTTGTGTTTTACCACTATAAACCTTGCCTTTCCAATTGGAGCCGGCCTTTATACCAAAAAGGGCATTGCCCTTTACAGTAAGACCCGATTTCCCCCAAGAGCTTTCAAGTATGGCCTGCGCTATAGTAAGTGAAGCAAGGATTCCGCTTTTTATCATGTCCTTTGAGGCCATTTTCCCTATCTTTTCAATAAAGCCTTTCTGCTCCTTTGTCATTTGAAACATTCCTTTCTTACGGCATAATATTGTTTAAATCAACATTATTTCCTTCTGTTGCCTCTGGATTTGCCTTTTTAATTTTTATCATATTTTCCGCTTTTGCCTTCCAGGAGTAAAAGGCAATCGCTGTTGCTGTAGGTGTACCTATATAAGTAAGCAAAACCCCTAATTGTGTTACATCAATAAAAACTATCTTTATTCCCACAAAAACACCTATAAAGTAGGTGCAAAGGACGGCAAATAAAACAGCCTTAGAAAACTCCATTTGCGGTGTGCTTTTCTTTTTTCGCCGGGTATTTCCTTTTCTTCGTATTTCTATCAAAGTTATAAAAACTACTCCGGCCAACACGCCAACAATACCCGCCGCAACAATAAATATATAATTCATCATGCTTCACCGCCTTTTTAAAGTTTATTCTGAAGGTCATTGATTCTTTTATGTGCCGATGCCGTAGAACCTTCTACAGCCGTTAGCCTTGCTATTACTTCAAGATGCCGTGCTTCCTGTTTTTCGTCCTGTCTTTCCTGCTTCCGCTTTATATCGTCAACACCGGATTTTATATATCCTATCTCCGTTAGAACGGTTCCGCTTTTTTCGCCGCCTTCCTGCTCATCTTTTTTCCTGTTCCGGGAAAATGCAGAATAGCCGAATACAATAGCGCAAATGGTACTTACTACACTAATTACAGCACTTAGGCTGTTAAACTCTTCCATAGTGTCACCCCACAAAATAGCACCGGGGAGGTTCCCCGGTGCTTCTTTTTCTTTTATCTTTAATTTTGCTTATGATAACTTTTATCCCTCTTATTACGCCTATATTTATAATATTCTTCATCTGGCACATATTCCAATATATCAGCCACTTGGCAATTTAAAGCTTCACATATTTTACTTAAATACTCTAAATTAACCCGCTCTATAAGCTCATGATACATTTCATTTATAGTTGCCGGGCGAATGCCTGTCTTTTTTGAAAGCTCCGCTTGTGTCATACGTAATTCGCCTAATATGGCTGATAAGTGTATTTTTATCATAGCATTATCCCACCCTTACATATTTGGGATAATACTAACACCTATCGTTATATGATTTCTAAAACAGTAATAATATTACTATATAGGTAATTTTCCTAATAAAAAAAATTAATAATTCATGATTATTAATTCTTTATATTTATTATTATTTGGAGAAAGGCCGTTTTGCCTCTCAATCTCAACAATATTAAAACCTTTATATAGCTCCCTGATAAACTCATGGTCATTATAAGAAATAATACAACGCCCTTTTATATTTTTCAGCATTTCATTAAGATTCATATGCTGTTCTTGGTTAAATGTAAATTCCCCTGTGTCGTAATATTTTTCTGCTTTATAGTAAGGCGGATCACAATAAAATAAAGCTTCTTTTGTGTCATACTGCCTTATTAAATCATTATAGCTTTTATTTTCAATTATGACTTTTTTCAGCCTCTCTTTAACTTCTTTTAGGAAATCAGCATTTGTAATATCTCTTGATTTCATGCCAAAATTACGAAGGTCAGCACCGTAGCTTGTTTTAATTATATAAAAATAAGCCGTTGCACGCTGTATATCAGTCAAAGAAGAAAAATTATATAATGCCTTAGAATCGCAAAAAAATTCTCTTGAATTTAAAAGAAATTCCATTTCCTCTTCAATTGCATTGGAATGATATTTAATGCACTTAAATAAATTGACAAGATTACTATTTATATCGTTATATACTTCTGTTTCAGCATGCTTGTCTTTATAAAACAATACCCAAGCAGCACCGCCAAATACTTCTATGTAACGATTAAAGTTTACTGGAAAGCGATTGCATATTTCCTTTCTTAAAAGTTTTTTGCCGCCTATCCATGGAATAAAGCTATTCATTTAATCCCCTGCTTTCAGTTCTAGTGATTTATAAATAAATAACTTTTTTATTTTTTTCTTTTTTTATGTAATAGAACTTAATTATTCCCCTAATATTTCATCATACAATTCTTGGCTAATTTCTCCTGATTGCAGGGCATTATCAGCCAATGTTCTAACTTCATATTGTTTTGATGAAGGAACGTTTTTAAATTCACGTTCTTTGTTTTTCACTTTTTGCCAGTATAACCATGCTATTGCTGATATATCCATAAATTACACCTCCTTTAAACTTTCAATCATTTCAAATATTTCAAGAACTGCATTATTTGTAATTTGCTGTTCTTCATATAATTCAAGGATTGCATCTGTGGTTAAAACTTCCTTTTTTTCTTCAAGAATCCTATCTTTTTTCAGTTCCTTTATACTATCCTCTTTATGCCATATCATTCAAAATTCCCCCCTACCGAAGAAATAAAACAATCTCCTATAGCATTGTTACGACTTATCTTAACACGGAAATTATATCCCCAATCATCAGCGGTTTTCTCCGTATTTGTGAAAAAGAACTTACTTCCGTTAAGTACGGCATTTGTTATGTCCTCCCATATTGGTTCAGTATCGTTCCCGTTGTTGCAAACTTCAACCGTAAAAGTGGCTCCTGCTGGAATTTGCCGTGTAATATTCATAATAGATTTAGTTACTATATCATCAGCAGGAAGAGGATTCGAAAGCATTAATTCAATTTCTGTTACATTTTTTGAAAAAGTATAGGTTCTCGATGCAGAAGCCCCTTCATTGTCAGACGCAATGATTTTTAATGTATGTTGACCGTTTAAAACCTCTATCCATTCTGATTCAGTTATTTTAAATATATTCTCCTGCCCTGACGCAGCTTCATATTCTCTTTTTTGTATTCCGTTAATTATTTCTGAAACTGTTATAATCTGTCCTGAATCTGCATCTGTAACAGTATAAGGTATTTCAAATACCTCTGTTTTTAATCCTAAATCACTGTCTGAGCCGCTGATTATAGGCGCTGTATTGTTAATTACAGTAATTGCCGGGCTAGAACGCCAATTGCTGGTAGCTCCATTTGCATCATATGCTTGTACTCGGTACCTAACTACATTAGTTAAGCCCATAGTTAATCTATCGTTTTTACTCCTTGAACTACCGCTATAAATTTCTGTCCATGTACTTCCGTTATCTATGGACCTCTGTAATCTATATCCCTGTAAATTATTATTTTCATCAGTAGAAGCACCCCAGCTTATTGTGAATGTTTCTCCACCTTTTACAGTCGGCGGTACTGTAATGCTGCTTGGCATAGTAGGTGCAATGTTTGTCGAAACAAAGCCACTATCATTAACCCAAAGCGTGCTTGGCAGTATCAAGGCAGGACGTACCCCATCATATTGGTTGCTTTCCCCCCATGCAGAAATATAATAACCAGTAGAAACCCGAAAATTATTGATTGAATCATCTGTGCGTGGGGATCTAAGCGAATAAGAGCGGGCAGCTCCATCTTCTGAATATCCCCAGCGTTTCTGAACAGCCGAACTGTTGGTTCCGTATTCAAAATAGTCTAGTTTAGCACCATCAACGGGAAAACCACTATTGTCTGCAGTAGTATGGCCTACCTCATACCCCGAAAGCAAAAATACCTTAGCACTTAAACCACTGGCCCCGCTATAAACAGTAGATGATTTATTCCCAGCAGCATATGGAATTTTAGCCTGAATAATAGAATCCCGAATATCAAAATAGAAACTATTATAATATTCACCATTAAGATAGCTGTGTATATCAGAGTTGGCATACTTGTTCCCGGAGCTATTCCATTTTTGAACGTATTTTTCTACATATTTCCGAAGCAACCATGTTCCGTTACAGGAAGCATCATATAAACTAGAAGGCCGACCTTGGTGAACTACAATATACTCCACTGCCTTAGATTCTTGTATTAACTTCACAATTGAGCCAACGCTCTTAGTACCTAATTGTACTTCCATAATATACGCTCCTTTCTAGCACTCAATTCTTTGTAATTCTCTATTCCATACACCTTTAGTTAAAATAATTCCGTCAAGATTATCAAAAGTAAGAATAAAAGGATTCGCCGTTATATTATTAAATATGGCATCTTCGATACGACCAACCTTTCCCGATAATGCAGAAATGATATTTCTTATATCCGTATGGGCCATACCGCTTGTGTTATGTTCTTTTATAGAATCTTTCCATTCCCCGTCACTCATGTACAAAATCTTTCCATCTTGAATTTTTATTCCGTGAATGCCTTCTTCATCAGAAGCATTTCTGCTTAAATGCGATTCTAATCCTGTATTTAATCCTGAAAAAAGTTCTTGATGAGCTAAGAAAGAATTATTATGATTTTCAATATCTAATTTCGTTGCAGTTAAAACATAGGGGTCTACCACTAAATTTAATACGCTTGCATTTGAAGTAACAATGTACATTATAAGCTCAATTTCCCCTGCCGCTCCTGTAGAAATTGGAACCTTTTCAATATCGGGCGTATTACATATAGCAAACATATTTTCATTATCATCAAGCACTGCCATTTCTCGTATTGTCCAGCCGCCTACCTCCGAAGGAAGAACTGCTTTAATCTCAACCATATTAGGGGATTCCTCTTTTATTGATACACTGCTAATAGGGCCTCTCCATGTTTCATTTTTTAATTCTGTCATTGCGGAAGAGGGCTGATAATATGCCCCATTACCATCACCAACAGCAATAGTAATTAAATTTAATTTTTCATTTGTTATCGTCGCTTGTGCTTGCAGTGCATTTCCTATATCTGTTACAATTGTTCCGTATTTTTTTTCTGCCATTATATTATTCCTCCTGTTCTCTAGGGTAAATTTTCATAACATGTGCAGATTGCATATAACCGCCTGAAAAAGCGTTTCCATAAGATATAATCTTTTCAGTCATTCTTGGATATATTGTAAGTCGTTGTCCCATTAAACAGCAGGCCCCTAAATAAACATTTGCCTTTTTTTCTATTTGGTAAGATATAGCTTCAAGGTGCGAACGCAAATTTTTATAGAACTTTACTTTCTCCAAAACAATTTGCTGCTTTGTTATGCTCATACCGTTAGTTATATCAATAATAACTTTAAACATATAAGGGTTGCCGCCATATTCAAACCATTCTTTAATCTCTGTACCGGGATAGACGCTTCCTAATGCTTTTTTTACGGCATATTTTGTGCCAAGCCTTCTATGAATTTTTACGCTATCCTTTATGGTCTGCCTTTTTTCTTCTAAGGAAAAAGAATAGTCGTACCAATCCACATGCATATCATAAGCCAAAATATCAAGCAAGGGTTCTTCCAGTTCGTCAATCCTTGCATAAATAATATTTTTCTGTATTTCATGGGCTGTAAACTGAAACTGCTCCGCTAAAGACTTAGCTAGAGCAAGCATGCTTTCATCACTTTTTAAAGCAGGAGGCAAAGCCCTTGTAAAATCCACAGAATAAAGGTCATTATTCATCTTCTACCCCTCCGCTTTGCTTTTCTATGCTCTCAGCGATTGCAACGGCATTATCTGCAACAACGGTAAAAACAGGGCTTCTTACGTCTACACGTTTAACCCCGGTAACGGCCATAATCAAAGAAATTAAATAAGACGGGTTAATATCCCGCCCCATTTTCCCGCTTTGCCATTTTATATAATTTTGTAAGGCTGTTTCTATATTTTTCTCTATGTTTCCGGGAGACTCTGCACTTTCAGCCCTTATATAATAAGTAAAATCTATATCATAAGGCACTATATCCGGAGCAGATACCATTACATTGTCGGTTAAGGGCCGTACCCTTTCATCATTTAGCATTACGGATACTTCTTCAATTATTTCTTGCTCTGGAATTACCCCATTTTGCAAGAGTATCCGAACATCTACAACCCCCGGCGTAGGGGAATACGCCTTTACGTCACTAATAAGAACAGAAGCCGACTTAGCATAAAATTCATAAGAGCCAAGAGGCCCCGCCGTTGAAAAGGTTTCAACGCTTCCCCGTATTCTTTCATAAAAACTAGCGTCGCTTTCTATATCTGCCCCGCCTTCTGTTTTGGTAATATTTTCAACCTTGCCAAAATAAGGGAAAACGTCAACTAATTGCTTTAATTGTCCTGGGAGAAATTCATTACCCCTTGCCCCTTCTGTTTGACATTCAGCTTCAACGTCACCAAAAATAATCCCTGCAGGGATTATAAGGTCTTGTACCGTTGCAAATATAATATCACCGTCTGCCGTTACCCTTGTTCCTTTTTTTATAGTCGTTGCCGTTTCTAAGGCAATGGAAAGAGTAAATCTTAGGGTTGTTTTAGCCGTTTCCGGTTGTAAACGATAAATATCCTTAAATAATTCAGCTACGGAATCAAGATATTTCCCTTCTGCATACCTTGGCAAGTTTTGTTTTGCCGAGAACTCAATATTTACCCTTTCTTGGATAATAATATCCGCAATCCATAGTATAAAAAGCCTTGCTGGATCAGCAGGGTATAACGTCCTTCCTGTAAACTTCTCATAGGATTGTATCAAAGTATTAATAAGCTTCTCTGTATTGGTATCTACAAAGCTTATATCCGGGTATCCCCTTACACTGTTATTCAATTATATTCACCTCCACAATAGGAATAAGCTTTCCGGCCATTTCCTCCCCCTCAAAAGTTACGGAAACAACCTCTGCCCTCGGCTCATATTTTTCTATAGCGTCCAAAACCTCTGAAACCAAAATAGCTTTAGCCGCCGGTATCGGCTTATCAAGGAATCTTTGCTTAAGCCCAAGTCCACGGTCAAGGGGTACAGAAAACTGCGGCGTTGACAATAGAATCGCAATAATTTGAAGAACTTCTTCTTTTATCGTTTCCGGCGCAAGATTAATTTTTGCGGCCTGATTCGCTTTTACTATATATGCCATATATGCCCCCCTATCGCTCTGCATAGGATTGCAAAGTAACATTGACCTTTGCTACAAGCAAATTTCCTTTATTATCGTATCTTTCAAGGTCTATCGCCGCTTTAGGCATAACCCACTTATTTTTACCATATGCCTTAGTACCTATAACAAGGCGGTTTACATTGCCATTTCTTACAGCCTTAAGAACCTTTGTTACTTCCTCTAAAGGGTTAATGCCTAGAAAAACACTGAAATACATAGAAAATGACATAGTTTCTATTTCCGCTCCTGTAAATTCAAGTAAAGGGTCCTTTAAATGCCTTTCATGGGACGCATATTTTGCCCCTACGTCCCATTTAAGGCCATTAAATGTATTAACTTCCTTTGGGGATACAGAAAATATAATATCGCCCCAAGAGCCTATAATAGCCATATTAAATACCCCCTAATATAAACCCGTCCCCGTTTCCATTCGGAAGATAAATGCAAAGGACCATTTGCCCTATTTCCGGTATCCAAGGCGTTTCTTGGTTTTTAATTATTTTTAAATGGCCTGAAACAAGGTCGGATTTATCAGTAAATATCACCCTTGCGGTCCTATCCTGTGTATTAATGGAAGAAACATTCCCTATTCGAACTACATTTTTAAGAGTATTTATATCAGTATTAATACTCATTAATATTCCTCCAATACTCGGCGCAAGGTTAAGCTTACTTTATACCCGCCCGTTAAACTGTGTGTAGCCGTTTCTATGATATATTTTCCGTCAAACATGCCCCAACCACTTATATTAACCGTTACCCCAGCTACAAGGTCCAAATCCCCTACAAGGGAAAAGCTTGCCTTGTATTCCGACTTATTTTTTTGTCTAAGTCGCTTCATAGCAAGCTGTCTTGCTTCCTCCCTGCTATTAACTTTTTCATTTATTTCAAGGACCTGCCCCGTGCCTTCGTTGTTTCTCGGTGTGTAAGTGTAAGATATTGTTTTGCCGGTAGAAGGATTTGTATAAGATACCTTGCATTTGCTGTAGGCCGTGTCATTATAGTTTGTCGAAAAACTGTAATTTATTACATCAGCACTACCCATTTTAATTTCTCTTACTGCTTCTTTCTGCTCATATGTAAGTTCGTTAAACAAAACAAGGGCCTTTGCCGTAACTTTAAGGGAAATCCCGGCATCTTTACATAGCCCCTGAAGGAAAACAATATCAGAAGTCTGTATCTGCTCTTTTCTTTCGTAAAACGGGTTATCGCTTGATTCAAACATGCACTGCATGCCGTTATTTGCGGCGATTTCAGAAGCAATACCGTTAAGGCTTATGGTTTCCCATGCCTTTGTTTTCTTCTCTGTGCGTACAGTGGACGTATACGGCAAAGACGTACATTTAAGCGATATTGTACTGGCAGGCCCAGAAACATCTATACTATCCAACTCAAATATACCGCAATCAAGAATCTTATCCCTACCGGAAGAATCCCAATTTTTTTGAACTATTACTGCCGATATTTCAGCTCCTTTAGCATCCGAACCTAAATTAAGCCAATTGGAAAGCCATGTATTTTCCCTATCGTCTATTGTCAATTGCAAATCGTCCGTTTTATCCTCTTCATGGTCTGTGTACGTCATAGAAAGTAAATATTTACTAATATCAGAAGTTATATCACTGCCGTTAAAACTTACCTTTATTTCTGTACGCCTTGCAATCATAAGATACCCCGTTTCCAAGGCGGCAAGCTTTCTGAAACAATTGCACTTTCTTCCGGCAACTTCAAAACAATCCCTGCAGGGAAAATATAAATTTGCCTATGTTCAGGATTCAGTTTCATAATCTTATCTGTATAGGCTTCATTTCCGTATATTTTATATGAGATTCCGTCCCACATATCCCCGGCAATGGTCGTATAAGTCTTATTCATAGCTCTGCCGCCTTTCATTATCTTCTTTTTTCCTTTGCCTTGCTTCAACTTCATCAAGCAATTTTCTATTATTTTCGTCAAGAATTCTTTCTATTTCATTTGTATCGCTACCTGCACTTGCATGAATAACAGGGGCATATTTTATTATAATACCTTCTGAATTTTGGCGGCTTATAATACTTGGTGCGCTAATTCCCCCAACCCCTGCAAATGCCGGTTGAAATTGATTCATGGAACCGGCTGAACTTACATATGAAGCCGTTGCGGCAATAATTGACTTTGCTTTATTAATGTTAGCAAAAATTGAATCTGTTTGTGCCGCTGTAAAAACCTTACGGCCCCTTGCTCCTGTGATAAGTTCGCCGCCCTTGCCGCCTACATCACCCGCTATAAAGGTATCCGGCGTATAACTGGAACCTTTTTCGAGTTTTGGAATATTCAGTGGTGTAAGAAGTTCTATGTTCACTCCGGGTATTGCATTTATTAGTTTAATAGCCCCATTAATTCCGTTTATGAATGTATTTATAAGCCCCTCTGCAAAGCCTATTACTGTATTTACAACAGCCTTAAATGCACCGCCAATTGCATCACCTACTGCCGTTCCAATTATCGTAAATACAGCTACTATAGAATTCCATAACCCCTTGAAAAATTCTCCAACCGGCGCGAATACATTCTTAATTGCTTCCCAAGCTGTAGTAAATATTCCTGAAAAGAACGTAACAACGCTTGCAAATGTACTTGTTATGGCACTCCATACACTTTGAAATATCCCGCCGATTGTCTGAATAATAGGCATAAAATATGCAATCAGTGGTTTAATTACATTGTCATAAAACCACGGTGCCACTACGACAAATAAAACTATAATAATCTCTTTTATCTTTGCAAATATTTCACCGATTTTCTGAACAATAGGCCTAAATACGGTAATAATGGGTTGTATCACGCTTGAATCAAACCATTCAAACGCTGTAATAAACGGCGCTTTGATTGCTTCCCATACCTGAATGAAAAAAGCTCCCATCTTTCCAAAAACTTCTTTTGTTTTTTCCCATACAGTTACTGCAACTTCTTTTACCTTATCCCAATGTTTTATAAGAAGAACAACAATTGCAATAGCCGCTGCTATAGCAGCAACCACCGCTAGCACTGGCCATGTTACGGTTGCCATTGCCGCTCCTAATGCCGCTGTCGGCGTTACTGATGCCGCTGATACCGCCGCCCATACGCCGGTACCCGCTGCCATTGCCGCTTGTGTAAGCTGATAAGCTGTCATTATAGCTTTAACGGTTTTTACAACCCCTATTACGGACAAAACAGTAGCTTTAATAGAAAGAAATGCCATTTTAGCAGCAAGTATCCCCGCCGTTACTTTTATAACTGTTATAACTGTGTCACCGTTTTCCTTCGCATATTCTGAAAATCTACGGGCAACCTCTGATACACTTTTTGCCGTTTCTGCTAACTTTGGAAGAAAAATATCCCCTAAAGAAATGCCGATATCATTTATGGCATTTTTCAACATCGTGATAGCACTTTCTGTTGTGGCATATCTCTGGTTTGCCTCATTCGTAAGAGCCTTATTATCAATCCAAGCTTCATTTCCTAATGCCATAGCATCTGTAAAAACACTGCTTGCCTGTGATGCTCTTAAAAGAGCGTCACTCATACGTGCTTCTGATATTTCCATATCATCAAGCACTTTTATAGCTGAAAGCCCTCTTTCACTGGATTTTCCCAAACCAGTAATAAAGCTTATCATTGCATTTGCCGCATCTTTTTGAAAGGATTCCTTAAATTCTTTTGCCGTCAAGCCGCTGACCTTCGCAAATTCTGCTAAATCACCATTTCCCGTTTCAACGGCTAACTGCATCATTTTCATGACTTTAGAAAAAGCAGTACCACCCGCTTCCGCTTCAATGCCAACGCTGGATAATGCCCCGGCAAAAGAAAATATTTGTGCTTCTGAAAGCCCTATTTGGCTACCGGCTCCTGCCAATCTTAAAGCCATAGCCGCAATATCTGCTTCCGTTGTCGCTAGATTATTTCCTAGAGCAACAATAGTGGAGCCAAGTTTATCAAAATTATTTTGGTCCATTCCTGTGATATTCGCAAACTTTGCCAAAGTAGTGGCGGCTTCATCTCCTGTAAGGTTTGTAGCAACACCTAAATCAGCCATAACACGGGTAAATTTTAGTATATTAGGCGTATGTATGCCTAACTGTCCTGCCGCTTCTGCTACGGCTGAAATTTCAACAACTGATGCGGGAATTTCCGTTGCCATTTCTCTTATACCGTTTTTTATTTCGGATAGTTCGTCTACTGATGCTTCAACGGTTTTGCTCACGCCTGCAAAAGCACTTTCGAATTCTATACTGCTTTGTATCGGCCCAGTATAAAGGGCTGTGGCAAGGGCCGTAGCTACCCCTATTGTTTTTAACATGCTTCTTCTAGTATTCGCCAAAGCCTCTGAATTTTTCTTTTGTGCTTTAGTTGCATTAGAAAGTTCTTCTTGACTTTGCTTTACTTTATCATAGCTTTTCTTAAGCTTTTCATTTTCTTGACTTAAGTTATCCGTATTAAGTCCGGCTTTTTTAAGCTCACTTCCAAGGGACTCCAATTTTTCTTTTTGGTCCTGAATGGCAAAGCCTGTTTTCCATACTTCCTGCTGATTTTTCTTGTACCTGGAAGCTAAGTCATTTGAAACAGTTCCGCTGACCTTTTCTTCATGCTGTAATGCCTTATACTCACTTTGAAGTTGCTCCAACTTCTTCCGGTTACTTTCTAAAGCATCATTTTGCTTTTTATAACCATCAACCTTTCCCTGAAGGGAATTCAGGTTCTTTAAAGTGCCCTGCAATTCTTTCGTAGAATTATTTGCTGATTTAAAAGCACTTGCAAATCCCGAACCCAAAGCCGCCTTTAGCTTAAAGAGCAATTCATATTCTTTTCTTCCTGCCAATTAGTCACCCCCTTTTTTTGCGGGCTTCCTCTTCTTTAATGACTTCATTGATATCTTTTATCCAAAGTATAATTTCCGGGATACTCATATCAAGCCAAAAAGGAATAGGGGTATAAGTATTTTGGGCAATCTTGAAGCTTTCGCGTCTAAACCATGTTGCAGGGCTATTTAGTAGCCCGTATTGAGCAAAAAAGCCCTTGCCGCATTGGTAATTTTATTAAAATCAAAAAGAGGCATTGCCTCTATTACATCACTGCCGATTTTTGTTTTTGCCGCCTTTGCCGCCATTTTACATTGAAAGCTTTTTGAAAGCTCTGCCGCTAAAACATATTCATTATTAGCCTGAATCTCTCGGTCAATGGCTATCATGTCTTTACCTGTAAGGCGCTCAAAATCAAATTCAATTTCAGTATAAATTTTCCCCTCATATTCAAAGGGCTTTTTGAATTTATGAATATAAGAGCCTGTTTCTTCCTGATTCTCTTCTGGTATTATTTCCTTATTTTCTATTTCTTCTGACGTTTCTCTTTCTCCCGTGTTGAAACTTGCTGCCATATCTCTTACAAATTCTTCTTTGTTATACTCCATGATAATTTCCTCCTATAAATTTAAAAGCCAACGGCTTCATACCGCTGGCTATAATCATTTTTTATTTATTTACCTAAAGCTTTTCTTACGTCTGCGAGATAATCCGTCCCATTTACAAAGTAAATAAAATTCAGAATATCTACTTCCAGCATTTTTTTGCCGTCAAGAAACGTAGCAAAATAGGTGACGCTAAATTCCCCAGACGCTTCTGCCGGGCTTGCCGGTGCAACCTTCCCCGGCGTAAATTTTGTAGGTGAAGCAATAATAATATGCTTAACATTTTGCTTTTCATAAGTGCCTGTTGTATTGTCACGGTATTGCTGTGCCGCTCTTAAATCAAGTTGATGATTCCGTGGCTCTTGGAGTTTAATTGCATCTTTCGTAACCGAACGAAAATTCAGGGTAAGCGTCATAGCCTCTAAGTGACCGATATAACCACTATTAAAAGCTCCGGCTATTCCCGCTCCCTTTATTTCTTCTGTAATATGGCTAATTTCAGGAAGCGTTACTTCTGCCATGCCATAAAACTCTGTGCTATCTTCGTAAATAGCAAAGTTTATAGTACCGTTATCTACTTTCATATTAAATTCTCCTTTCCTTCAAAGTTTATGACATTAAAGCTTCTTGAACATAATTCACGTCATACTCTAATGTGAAATTAAGTTCTTTCGCAGGACTTGGCGGCGTTAAATAAATATGAAAAACAGCCTTACCCGCCATCAGGGAAACAAGGCTGTTTTCTTCTTCTCGGAACTCTACACGCCCACCGAGAAGTTTTTCTTCCGAAACAAGCCCGTTAAGCCATATATTTATAGAATCTGTTATACTGTCAATTAATCGCCTTGTCATTTTTTTGTCGACCTTACTCCAATAGGTAAGGATAAGGGAGTTAGCAACCCAACCAAACATACGGGATACAGGTATAAAATAATTTTTCACGTCCGTATCAGCAGGGAAACACGCCGTTTCATTTCCCCATAATACGTAGCCCCCTATAAAATTAAGGGTTGTTACAATACCGTTGGAATTAAGATAGTTTGCCTGCTGTAAGTCAAGCAATATTTCTGTTCCGTCTGAAAGTACAGCACTTGCCATTTGCAAAGACTTGTTTGAAGGAGATTCAGCAGGGCAGTTGTCATTGTCTGAATCAGTCTGGCCCATTCGTCCCGCTGCCTGTACAGATAGATGAAATATATCGTCTCCAAGTTTTACCTTCGGATAAAGTAATAGTTGGTACTTGGAATTAATATTATTGTCCTTTTTCCATTGCGGCACATCAGCATAATGCCTTACGGTATCGGTATCAACATCAATAAGGGCTTTGCCCTCAAATACGCCGTTAATTCCCTGTGCCTTTGCGCCCATAATCGCCGCTACAGCAGGACGGCTTGACCAACCCGGCGCAAGGATTAAATCTGCCACAAGACCATATTTAGGGAATACTGCATCTATTAATTCAAGCCCGGAATATTTCTTTGTGGTAGTATTAAAACCGCCGATAATATCACTTTCGGTAAGCTTAGACGGGTCAACCTTATCAAAGCCTACAGAAAGCTTCTCAGTGCCCTCCGGTATAGTCCCGGTATCCAGTATTTCAAGAATGAGATTATCCCCTTCATAAAATAATTCAAAATCCGTACCTTTGGTATAGTTTTGAACACTTACTGTAGCAAGAAGGGCTTCCAACGGTAATAACACCTTATTGTCATTAACTGTAAAGTCCGTAGCCACAACAGTGGTTTTATGCTTTGTTGGATCAAGCACATTTACAAAAATAACAGGAGCTACCCCGTAAAGCTTAAATTGCGAGTATATAACCTCACATAAGGGATATTTCTCCCAATCTGAACTATAGCCTAATGCACTTACGGCCTCACCGTAAGTCATGCACATGATAGGCTCATTGATTTTGCCGTCTACAGTATGTATAGGGGCTGCCCCTACTACAAAGGCAACACCGGAACTTGCAGTAACCGGCGTTGAAACAGAAGTATCTACTTGCCTTGTAGATACACCATGATAATAAGCCATGTTTATACCTCCTTATTTCCTCTGATTGCTGAAACAATATCATTATAATACTTATGGGTTATATTGCCCGGTTTCTTTACTTTAGCTTGATAAGCTCCAAGCAGATGCACGGGAACAATAAGCCTTTCAATTTGTGGATATTTTTCAATAGCATCTTTTAAATAGGCTTTAACATCTTCTTTTTCCCCTCGGAACACAGCATTTTCTTTTAGTTGTCCACGGGGCAAGCTAGGGCCGGTATAAACATACATATTATATTCCTCTGGCTCTGTATCCTCTGCTTCCTTTTCGGAATCTTCTTCCGATTCCATATCCTCTGTTTCCTCTTCGGAATCCTCTTCCGGCTCTGTATCCCCTGTTTCCTCTTCGGAATCTTCTTCCGATTCCATATTCTCTGTTTCCTCTTCGGAATCCTCTTCCGGGTCCGTCTCTCCTTCTACATTAAAGGCATCTAAAACGCTGATTATTTGATTTTTGGTCATGCTTTCATCAACTTCAAGTCCGTTTTCTTCTGCCAATTCTAATAATTGATTTTTGGTCATGCTTGTTTTAAAATCTATTGCCATAATTTTTGTACCTCCATTTCAATAGTTGGCATTGCAAAATTAACCATTATCTCCCCTAAATAATATGGACGTGTATCATCAGGATACACAATTAATTCAAGTGGCCCCTCTAATAGAAATTGCTTGCCGATTATTCTTTCTTTTAATAAGGATATTCTTATCCTCGTAAGAAGGTTTAAAATATTCATATGTCCTTCTTGTCTATCCTCTGAATAAGTAGCTGCTATGATTCTTATCATACAACTACCCTCTGTGTTATCTCCCTGCTTTTGGTTATCAGTGCTTTTTAAGAACTGAATGATAACATAGGGTATTTGACTTGTTTCAGAATCTTCATCAGGCAGATGCATTTCATATACCTTTGCCATACGTTGCTTATTTTCTCCGCTGTTTCTGTCAACACGCACCGGAAGAAGAATATCCTTAATAACATCTTCAATAAAGTTCTTTAACCCCGTTATTAAAATTAAAGGTGTCATTCCTAACCCCCATAACCGTTTAAAATACGGCTTATTTCATGTTCAATACGTTTATTAATGGTTTCCTGTGCCGCTTCTTCTACCTTTTCAAGGACAACACTATTTCTTGCCATTTGTGCAGTGGATAGTCCCATATACTCTGATACCGGAAATCGTTTCCCGGTATCACGTTTAAACACTCCTATATGCCCGCTCTTCATTTGAGCAATAAAAGCATGTTCAAAAGGCGTTTGAGTATTTGATTTCATTAAAGACGCTTTAACCATAGACTTCTGACTAGGCTTTTTAGGCGAAACATTAAAACGGTACAGTGGCAACTTATAACCTGCAAATAAAACTGTTCCAACAATTCCGTCTCCAGTATTTTTGGTCTGCATCTTAATATTTGTATCCGCACGTATATTTTTTTGTGAAATAGAATAAACATCTGTTATTCCTTTTATAACCTCTGTCTTAACGGTATTATTCGCCCTACTTATGACACTTGATAAGGCTTTCTCTGCTCCACGTGGGATATTATTTAGCAAAAGATGCACCTTTTCAATTTGTTCGCTTGTAATTTCTATCATAATAATCCCCCGCTATTCGTCTAACATTTCAAGGCTAAGTATGATTTCTCCCAGCTCATGCTCCACTTTCACAATTTTATAAATATCGTAGCCTATTTCTATTTTTCTTCCCCTTTTGGGTATGATTTTCATGTCCTTAAAAGAAATATACATTACTAAATCTGCAACAATAAGGCCCTCCGCATGGTCAGCAGAAGGCCTTTTCCTGTCCTTGGAGCCTGTATAGTCAAGTATTACCGGAACCTTATAACGGTTCTCTCCGTAATAAAATTCTACAGTATCAGCAAATTCAGAGCTATTGTGAAAGACTTTTTCAATATCCTGTTCTATCTGCTCCTTAAAATTCATCTTACAGTACCGTTGCTACAAACCAACTGTTAACTTCATGGGGTATAGTCAATGGCTTGCTGTTTATCTGCAAGAAACGTCTGTCCGGGCGGCGTTCAATCCATGTTTGGGGTACTTTATCGCCCTCAACGGTGATAAATCTTCCTGATTTTTCATCTAGCATGGTAATTGCACCGTAATAAATAGAATACTCTGCTTCCGTAGAAATAAGAGCTATTTTTTTATTTGGTACAATAGGCTTACTTACAGGTGCTTCCGGGTCTGTCCATTCGTCAAGATACCATTCTGAATATTGGTAAATATCCAGTCCCAAGCCATGTATTGTGCCGATATATGTAAGGCCGTTCGGAAGTTCTCTAGGCTTTATTATTGCAAGGTCATATGCTTTAATATCAAGCATTTTTTGTACCTTTGCATTATTTAAAAATGCTGCTATTACATCTTTCGCCATGATACACATATTGCAGTTTACAAAGCCTTCTTCCTGAACCTTTTCACGCCATCTTGTAAGGTCTGCTATAGGGTCAGCATCTGCTCCGTTCCATTTTAAGTTATTAGAAACTATCGTTTCAGTATTACTAAAATTGAAGTCTATAACTTCATTCAGACCATCACCGATAATAGGTATCTGCCCTGTGAAGATAGCTGTTGCCGCCATCCATTCTTCACGTCTTGCACACATTTCCATAAGCTCTTTAAAATCCCCTGCAAGCTTCTCTACCGCTCTTTCTGCCGGGGTTTTTCCGCTGTAAATATCTTCTCCGGCTGAACGATTGAGCAAATCCTCTGCCGTTGTAATTTTATTAGGTGCAATTAAAGCCGGTGTGTAAGTTTCTGTCTGATATCCTTTGTTTAGGACAGTTTTTCCTCCAATTTTCGGATGAACAAAAGGAGCAAGCGCGCGATTCCCCTTTTTAAAGTCCACATCTATGCTTTTAGTAGGAAAAGTCCTTCTGTTTTTAAATAATGTATCTCTAAAAAACGTTCTTGCAGGAGGTATACGGGATATTAATTTTCCCATAGTCCTTGGTTCATAAAGATTAATTTCAATGCTCATAGTTTCATTTCTCCTTTATATTAGTTTACTTTAAAAAAATGCCAAGCTTACGGAAGGCGGGCTTTAATAAATTTGCCGTAACTCCTTCCGGCATTGTAATTCCTTCTGTAAAAAATTCTCCGGTAAGGTACATCACTACTTCACCGCCGGAAGAATCGTCTGCCGCAATCCCATAAAGCCCGGATATGTTTTCCGCTGTAACCTCTTCAAATCCCGCCTCCGAACTTACAACCGGGACCAATTTTCTTATAACCTCATTTTCCTTTACCTTCCCATAGTCTTTAATAACGGGATAATCCCCGGCAAATACATTTACCGGATTGTAACTGTCGCTTTTAATTTCATACATGGCTTTTTCCTCCTATTTTTTACTTGTTTGCAGGAAACATCTTATCAATAACAGCATCAACCACATTCCCGCCATTATTGCCTTTTGTACCTTCTAACAGGGTCGTACCCACATCTTCCAGGCTGCTGTTTTTCACATCATCTTCCCTGCTTGAAATATAATTTTCAGCCTGTTTCTTTTGTTCAGCAATTATTAACGCCGCAACTTCTCCGGCATTAATAGGGTTGTCAAACTTAGCAGTATTGATTATGCTGTCATAGCCCGGAAGCGCAATGTTTTCTATACCCTGAATACGCGCCCTTTCTTTGGTTACGGCATCATTAATAATTTGTGCCGTTATTTCAGGATACGCCGCCTTTAAATCATCTGCCGTCTTAATTACTTCATTACCCATAGCATTTCTTCCCTTCTCTATAGTTTTATTATTTGATATATTTAAAAAACCATTGGAGCCTGCTGGCATACAACGGTTTTTTAAAGCTTCTGGCATTTTTTTATAATAGTCAAAACAATAATTGACTACATTCTGTATTGGTCCTTCTTCCGTTTCATCTGCATTTTCAAACATTAGATTATCACAGAAGCCTTCTTTTACTGCTTCATCACCTGTATACCAAGTTTCCGCAGTCATAAGGTCTGCAATTTCTTGTTTATTCTTTCCGGTCTTTTTAGCATAGGCATTTATAATCCCTTGCTTAACTTTGCCTAACATATCAATAATTTGACCTAATTCAGAATTATTATAGTACCCGTAATTAAAAATTTCCGGGTCATGTATCATAAAGTAACTGCTGGAAGAAATATCAATTGTTTCACAGGCAGAAGCAATTCCAACAGCAGCACTGGCGCACAAAGCATCAACCTTGCATTTAACCTCTGTTCCGCTTTGCCTCTTTTCAAGAATAGCCGTTCTTATGGCTTCCGCTGCAAAAACATCACCGCCGCCGCTGTTTATCCTTATGCATATTTTAGGTGTAGTAATAGCGTTTATTTCCGTTCGGAAGGATAAAGGCGTAACTTCCGTTCCCTCTTTTTCCGTCCACCAGTTATAACTTTTTTTGTCTGCAATAGTATCATAAATTAATATTTCAGTTAAATCACTACTGTTTTCAACAAAATTCCACGCTATTCTTGTGGCTTGCATTTTATTCATTTCCAATTCCTTGTACCTCCTTCATAAGCTGTTCTTCACGCTTTCGCTGTGCTGCGTTTCTGTAAAAGTCACTTCCGTTCATTTCTACGGCTTCGCGGTCACGAGTAGAAAAGCCGTTAAGCACTCTTTTTTCTGCTGCATTAACCTCTTGAACCGGATTCAGTAAACCTTGTGCCGGTCCGTTCCACTCTGCTCCTGTGTAAGCCTTTCTTATTATTGGATCGCTAAAAAATCCCGGGGCCGGAATTCTCCCTTTTGCCACGGCTTCACAAAACCATTCTTCATATATAGGCTGGCAAAAGTCGTTTGCAAGCCATGTCCTATACATACGGACTGATTTCCAGAATTCCAGCAATGCCCCTCGTGAAGCACTGTAGGACGCTGTAAAATGCTTTACAAGTATCTCGTATGGAATTTCTAGGCTTGCCCCAATTTGACGGCAAATAGAAACCACAAACCCGTCAAAATTAGCATTAGGCCTTCCCGGATTCATATCTTTTGCTTCTTCACCTTCGTTTAAGTCAATAATTGCTCCCGGCGCAAGTTCCAGTGAACTATTATCCATAAAATCAACCTGTTGTTCTTCTGGTATCATTTCACCTACTGGAAATTCTGAACTTCCACCTTTCTTTTCTATGAATACCGTAAACATACCGGAAACTACTGCGGCAATAAGTTCTGCATCTGTGTATCTGCCTAATTGTTTTAATGATTCAATTACAGGCGCAAGCAAGGGAATACCCCTCTTTTGCCCTATACGTTCTCTGTTCATGATATGCAGAACGTTTCTTCTGCCTGTTTTTTTGCCGTATGCTTCAATTCGTGTCCATGCAGTTTCATTATTTTCATAGGAAAGTGGGTGGTGTTTGCTTATATGATAGGCTACAACCTCACCATTTTTGTTTATTTCCACGCCTCCTATTATATTTATATCAGGATTGGTATTATCGTATGGATTACATAACCTGTCGGCCTCAATAAGGTTTATTCTAAGGTCGTAAGGCATATTAATCCTTTTGGTTAACGGAAGCGTAGCCAATACATCACCGCTCATAAGCCAATTTAAAAAGGCAAGTTGCTGTAGTTCATAAAAGTTATCAAGCCTTTCAAGGTCACATGCTGTAGACTCAGCCCATAAAGCAAATTCCCTTTCAATTCTTTTTTCAAGGTCCCTTGCCTGTTTGTCATTTAAGCCTAATAACTCAGCATCTAATTGACTTTTGAGTTTAAGGCCGGAACCTACAACATTAGTCCGGTAAGTTTTTATAGCCCCCGTTGCAAGGGGAACCCCCATATATAAATCCCTTGAACGCTCTCTAAGCACATTAAGATTATCCTGAATATCTTCCTTCGCAGAACCGCCGCCGTATAACCAACCTACAAGAGACTTTTTTGAACGAGAAGCCCCATAATTGCTGTACCCGCTGTTTAATATTTCAAGCTTTTTCCTTGCTTCAACACGCTTTAAGGCCGTTCCCGGCGATATAAAGGAAATCACACTATCAAACACATTCATATACTACACTCCCTTATAAATCACGTGGTACAGCTCTATAAGCTCTGTTCCTGCCTCTGTTTCCAGCTATATTTTCAAGCTTTGCCACTTGATTTTTCCAATACTCAATTTGTTTTCTTATTTCCCCTAAATTCGCCCTTGTAAGGCTTCTGGTCCCTATTTCATAGGATTGACTTGCAGTAACTTCAAGTTCTGCCTTAAGCCATGCCTTAAGATGCTCTTTAGCTATATCTAAAGTAATACCATGCATTATTGTATTCCTCCTGTTATCTGCCTTCTGCCACGCTTTTTAACCGTTGAAGCCTTATTTTCCTGCTTTTTAAGTAACGGATTCATTATTTCAACCGCCGCTGTAGCATAATTTCTTAAGTCTAATGGCTCATTTGCTTTATATCCACTATCCTTAAGTGTCCATACATATTGAGCCTTTCCCCTCTTATAGCTCATTACAAGCTTTTCAGAGGTAAGCCCCTTAAAATAATTTTCATCATACCCTTTATCATTTTCTTTTGGAAAATGACAGTAATTAGGGCCTTCTTTTTCAACTGAAAGCCGCTGATATAATAGTGATTTTCCTGTGTCTACACCCAAAGTAAATAAAGGTGTCTTTGCTCTGTTGGACCTTGTTGGCTGATTTATATAAGGTACTTCTGCCCCGCCTTTACCTTTAATTGCATAGATGCGCCTTGCCTCTCTATCTTTGCAGAATTTGTATACTTGGTTTGTGAAATGGCCCCCGCTATCCATGCAGGTACAAGCAATTTTAAGCTTTGCACCATCAGCCCGTGTAAATGTCTGATTTAAAAAGTTATCAAGGTCATTCCATATCTCTGGTTGTTTTAAGTCACCATATATTTTTTGATATTTAATCCCCCAATTTTCCTTTTCTATACCCCAGCCCACAACCTCAATTTCAAATCTATCGTCCTGTGTATCAACGCCTGCCGTAAGGCATATTACATCTTCCGGGACTTCACAATTATATTTTTCACGGCGTTTATACAAATCATTAGTTTCAATAGCCGTACCCTCTTCTTCCCATGTCTGCCCCATTTCTGTGTTCGTCCAAACTTTCAAAAGCTCAATATTGCCTTTTTTCTTTTCTTCATTTGCGGTTAAAAACTTTTCAACAATTTCCCGCCATTCGACAAATAAAGAAGCAAGGGAATTCAAGTGAAATCCCCTTACTTTTCTATTTGGATATTTGGCAACAAATTTTCCTTTTATAAAAAGTTCCTTCCATTCGCTTTCACTTGAAATTACACCGCAATGAGGACAAGCGCATCTTATTTCATCAAGATTATTTTTATCAAACACAATATTAGCCCACTCTAAAGGGGAATACTTCCCGCAATCCGGGCAAGGTACATTCCATACCTCTTGTGTACTGTGTTCATATTCTATCTCTATTCGGGAAAGGCCCTTAATTGTAGGTGTAGAGACACATACAATTTTTTTGTTCCAAAAAGTTGCAAGTCTTTTAATTGCTAATAATAATGGATCACCTTCATTACCTGCCGTAGCAGGGTATCTATCTATTTCGTCTGCTAATAGTATCCTCATGGGACGTGATGCAAGCGAAGATGAAGAATTAGCACCTATCATAGTTACATGCCCACCGGGGAAAATCTTTTGAAGAATTGTATTTCCGCTATTACGGTTTTTATTATTTACTTTATCTTTTAAAACTGGCGTATCTCTCAACATTGGTGAAAGCCTATCTTTACTAAATGTTTCTGCCATTTGAATTGTTGGCTGTAACACCATAATAGTACTGGGGTCGTAATGCATATAGTAGCCTATTGAATTTAATAGACACATATCCGTTTTACCTATTTGAGCCGCACTCATTACAACTACTTTTGTTACGGTAACATCTGAAATTGCGTTCATTATTTCACGTTGGTAAGGCGCCCTTGATGTTTTCCAGCGCCCCGGTTCAGATGCTGATTCAGGAGAAAGCCGTCTGTATTCGTCAGCCCATTGGCTTATTGTCATATCTGGTGGAGGCTCTAACACATTAAATATCTTTGTAAATAGGTCAACTGTCGCTTTCTTCATTTTCTCCAACCTCCTTAAAAGCTGTTTTAAAGTCGGAAAGCTCCATTAAAGCTTCATCTATGTATTCTTTTAAAATTTTAAATATCTCTGCTTTATCCGTTTTTTTGCTAAGTATAGGGGAGAGCTTTGACGGAATAGCCATTAGCCTTGTTTTGAAATTCATAAGCATATTGGTCATTACATTTTCAATATCCGCTGATTCATGTAACTCTTTTACTTTTAAGCGCAGCTCATATTCTTCATTTAGTCTTTTTACCCTTACAAGCTTTGCCCGCTCTGTATAGTAATTAATATTTTCTTCACTTTCAGGATTCCGCTTCCGCAGGTAATTTATATAATTATGATTTGTTTCAATCAAATTATATAATCCGGGCCGGACCTCAAAAATAATTTTTTCATCACGTAGCTGTCGAACCCGTCTTTCTGAAATATCAAGAAACCGGGCAATCGCTTTCACGTCATAAAGTTTCAAGAGCCGTCCCCCTCCCTTTTATATTTTTAGCACACCCCCTTATAAAATTTTCCCGCAAACAGGGAAGCGATTAAAAATTTTTTATAGATAGCTGGCCTCTGGGGTCGCCGGACCCGCAGGCGTTTCAAACCGCTGGAAGAACCTATTGTTTTTTGAATTGTCTGATAATTCAACTTTCATCCTCTTCGTCATTTGAACCGGAACTGTCGTTGATTTCTCCTGTTTCAGGGTCTATCTCAAATGCTCCTGTCAGCTTTTGTTTAGACAAGTTATACTTGCGTTCCTCTAAATCAATCCGTCTTACTTCAAGTTCATAAGCCTTGATTGAATCAATGAGCTTTATAATTCTTCCATGAGTTTTGTTTAATTCAGCCTCTAGTTTCATAGCTCTATCAAATGGACTGGCTTTAATAATCGTTGTTGTTGCAGGTTTAAGCCCCTCCAACTTCGGGTCAAGGGAGTTATAATTTTCAGCATCATTTAAGCTATCTCTTAACACTTCAATTTCTGCTTCACATTTTTCAAGCTTTATATTTATAGTCTTAGAAGGCTTCTCTAGTGCCTGTAACTCATACAATATGTTATCACGTTGTACCAGTAACTCTTCAAGCTTTGCCTTATTATTTTTAATTTTTTCGTCACTTTTAGGCACAATCATTTCAATTACCTTATCAGTATGAAGAGTTCCTTCATTTTCGGTTTCAAGTTTTTTTATTTTACGTTGAAGGTCATTTGCTTTAGCAATAAGCAGCTGTAATTCCCGCAACATATTTTCTTCTGCATCTAATGTTATAGAGCCGATATATAATTTATCCGCTTCTGAAAGGTCATTTAGATGAATAGTAGAATATGCTCCATGAGTTTCAGCATTTTTATTTCGGAGGGGTGCGCCATGACCTACAGCGTTTTTATTGCCTCTTTGACCGCCACGCTTCCTACTTGCGGCAAGTTCTTTATTCCAGTTATCTTCACTTTTCCATTTTCGGATTCTGCTTTCCGGAACTCCAGCTTCTAAAGCTAATTCTTTAGTTGTAAGAATACCGCCGCTTTCAAGCCATCTTTCTTTAGATTTATCTCTTTCAGGATTACGAGGTCGTGCCACTTAGTTCCCCCCTTTCGTTTGTATTACTATTTTGCCTTTAGCCCAATACTAAGAAATATAAAAAAATAATGAACCTCAAATTTGATTTGATGTTCATTATCCTAAAAAAATGTATTTAAATTGATGTATCTAAAAGTTCTATCAATATCATTTTATCATAAAAAACGGGCAATGGCGGGCAATCTTTTTAAATAAAGAAATTGAATTCTGAAATCACATTAATGACTTTGTTTTTTTCAAACTGATATGTTAATTTTTTAATTGCGTATGAACGAATATTTTTACATTGTCTTGTAGAGTATCCAATTTGTTCCGAAACTTGCTCCCATTTCATATCATTTATATAAAATTCTAAAATAACTCTTTTATAAATATATGGAAGCTTATATATTTCTTTTAGTATTTCTTCTTTCAAGTTCTTTAAATAATCGTTTTCTTGATAAATTTCTTTAATATGTTCACTTACATAAGAATCAAGCATCTCTAGCCCTTTTGATTCTGTAGGCTTTGATATTTTACCTACGGCTTTAGGCATACCGTCAAGGTTTATAGAGCCAGCACAATTATAGTATTCTTCTTCTAAACTAAAAATTATTTTTTTATTATAAGAAATTGAGTCATTTATCCTTTTATAGAATTCTAATATTTTAATGACCTTATATTTATCCATAATGTAGCCCGCTCCTTACTGCCTTATTTACATACATTACCTATTCATAATCATGCAAATAATCGTCTATATCCTCACCTATAAAGCTTTCTAACATATTGCAAATTCCCTTGATAAATTCATCTGTGTATGCTTTTATAAAATCATCAAGATTGCAAACTTCTTCACCGCCCCATTCAATTCCGCATTCGTCCATTGATAAGGTTATTTTTTCTTCTGAGACTTTACCTTTCAACAATCCGGTTTCGTCAACAAATTCGCTTACCATTTCTTCTAAATCCCAGCTGGGGCCATCTTCTAAATAACTTTTAACCGCTAATAAAGTTTTTTTATTTGCTTTCATATTTTTTAGGCTCCTTTTCAAAAAAATTATCAATATCTTTAATTTCATGGTCAAAGGCAATCCATGTTTTTCCGTATGTATCAGCAAAGCAGTCATAAAGGCCATCTTCAAGATTCGCTAAAGTTATGACTTCCTTTTCTTCAAAATTTGGCTTAGAAAACTCTATCAGTTCCCACATGCCGCCTTTCCCTACGGATACGGTCCATATAGCCTTACCACTTCTAGCCCTTAGTTCCTTAAGGTTTAAATACTTTGGCCCTACAAACACATCATCATGGCTATTTTCATATATTTTCCCGTCAATATCTATCTGCCCCGGTAAAGGCTGCTGAACTTCTGTTTTCTCTTTATTCTCAATAGGCTTAATTTCCTTCTTTTTTTGCTTAACTTCTTTGATAGCTATACTTTTTTTGTCTTTAAATTCATTGTGCAATTCTTTTTGCCGCTCCACTGGAAGCCCTGAAAGCTCATATGCTACCGATGAACCAATATTTTGCGCTTTCAATTCCTCTTTAAATTCCGATGAAAGATTATTGTCAATGGCTTCCATTCTTCCAATTTGTGAAGAAGAAGTCTGCAAATATTCCGCTATAATTTCACGTATACGGCCCTGAATGTTAGCCGTTTTTTTATATCTTTCTAAAACAGATTTTAGCCGTTTAACTTCTTCGATTTTATCCCAATCAGTTTTTACGCGCTGGGAGTTTGTTGTAATAAGTAAAAGTTCCTCTTTTAACTTTTGTATCTCTGGATCAGTCTCTATATTTTCAATTATGCAAGGGAGAAATTCATATTCTTTTTTCCCTTCTTCTACAAGCGATAAAGAAGCAAGGCGGCGGCGGTGTCCAGATATAACTTTATATTTGGCATTATCAATTGGAATAACTGTTAAATTTTGTTTTACACCGCCTGAAAGCTCTATTGCTGTTTTTAGTTCTTGAATTTGTTCCATAGAATAAAAGTTATCTTCTGACGGTTCTAATAAGTTTACGCTAATCATTTTAAAATGCGGACTTATAATTTTCGCTTCTGATTCTGAATTATGAACATCTTTTGAAGTTTTGCTGAGTATATCGTTTAATTTAAACTTTGCCATAGTATCCCCCTTTCATGTGTCCGAATTGGACACATTATAAATTTAGATACTCCGCTACCAATGCTTTATAATCTTTTGACGCTCCGCAATATTTAGAGTATTCAAGTATCGGTAAAGCGGCAAATGTACTTTCGTCCACCTTTTCGGTGTATCGGATACAGGTTTTAAAAATGGGGTAGAGCTTTTGACCTTGCAAATACTCCTTGCCCTGAAAATTTACGTCATTACGCTTAAAATTGGTAATAAAACAACCTCTAAAGCACAATGATGGGTTGTAGTCCTGCTTTATATAGTCAATCTGTTCCATAAGTTCTTTTAAACCATCAAACGCAAAGTTATCTATTTTTATAGGTATCATCAAATCACCAGAAGCTACAAGCGCATTTATTGTACTCATGTTTATATCAGGCGCATTGTCAAAAATACAATAATCGTAAAATCCGCTTACACCTTCAAGAGCCGCTTTTATTCGGGTTTGCTGAACTCTTTCTTTATCAAGCATTACTTCTAAGTTTGCCGTTAGAAGCGTCATGTTAGCTGGTATAATATGTAAGTTAGGATAAGGGGTAAGTTTAATAATACGGTTTATGTCCGGCTTAACCTCTGTAAGCAGCTCCGATATAGACGGCTCATTATAGTTATGAGCGTTAAACATTTTAGAAGTATTGCCCTGCTTATCGTTATCAATAAGCAATACCTTTTTGTCATACAGCACCGCTAATATATAGGCTATCGTTATAGCCGATATGGTTTTAGCTACGCCGCCTTTAAGGTTTATTATGGATATGGTTTTCATGTGTTGTAACCTCCTTTATTCTTTATTTTTGGAATATATCTTTCTTCTTATTTTTCTGGCTGAATTGTTACATAAACGCCGCTTCCGTCAAATTCATAACGAAACTCAACAGTTCCACTTTTGAGAAAATGAACACATGCAATATCTGTTATTATCCTAATATCTTTAATGAATGCATCAGTCTTTCCCACGCTCTGACCTTTTTTTACATATACTGCATCACCGATTTCATATGGGCATCTTGCTTGAAACATTGCCATTTGCATTTAAAACCCTCCTTTTTTATATCAATAAGCCTTTGCGCATAATACTATTATTTATCCGAACGAATAACTTTTATTTCCATAGTACCTTTTGTTTCAATTGTTCCGTTTAATTTCATAGTTTTAATGCTTTCATTAATTTTTTCAATTCTAAAGTTAATAAGTAAAATATTTACAAATATTAATACTACAACAACAATTACTCCTGTCATAATTAACTCCCTTTCTAAATAACTTTAATCATTTATCTTTTTCCATTCGCTCCGCAATATTCAAAATACCTTCTACCGCTTTTTTTATATTAGAATCCGTGTCGGAAGTTATAGAAAGGACCTTTGCAATATCCCTTAATTCCTCTGCCGTTTCTATTTCTCTTTGATTTCCCTTTGCTGCTTTTATACATTCCGGGCAAATTTCTTCCGCTGTTTCAGCTCCGCATGATTTACAAGTATATAATCTCATGTCAATTCACCCCCCTTATATCAGAGGAATATGTAAACTGCTCATTTTATCTCTAACAAGCTTATCCACTACCCTTCCGGGGCATTTAATACCGCTCATTTGTGCAAGCCTTTCAAGATTATAAGCAGTTTGGGGAGTTACTCTTATATTTCTTCTGGGGGTACGCTTTTTATTATTTTTCATATGACTTGCCCCTTCCCATGCAAACATTTATTTAATTACTTTAAGAACTGCTTTAGGCTCTGGCTTTTCCCCTTGATGATTTTCCGCAAATTCATCAATAAAATATTCGCAGTTGCAGCTAACTAGAAGTTCTCCATTACCTTTATCCCATCTAATACCGTAAATCTTTTTTACTCTCATTTCTGTATCGTACCCGTGTATCTGCCATTCTTGGTTCCATACGTTTAACAATGGGAAATCATACAAAATAGGAACACTTAACAAAAAATCTCCGCTTCTTATGCAGCCCCTGTTATCCCTTTCAAAGCCTAAACAGCCTTTTTCATGGTTAACAGGCTTACCATGACATTCGCCTCCATGTTGCGAATTCCGTATACAGTAAGCACATTCTAGGATATTAGGAAGTTTGTTCACTTCTCATTGCCTCCTCCTTGGTTATCCTCTCAAACTCTATAGCCCTTACCCACGGGTTAGCATTCCAGCCGTATAAGTCAAGGTCTTGTTTTTTAATTGTGCTGTCCCAAATAGCTCTGAACTGCTCCGCGTGGGCTATTACGCTATCAATGGCACTCGTAAATGTCTGTGGTAACAAACAAATGCCCTCTTGTAAAAAGTCGTTAACATTCATTGCCCGCAACCTCTCCAACTTCACGCCCGTAACCCTTAAAAATATCCGTGCCGCTTCTTTTGGCATAAAATAAGGGGATTGCCAACCGTTTTTATGATAAAACTTTTCGAATTTATCATATCTTGAAGGAGTAAAGTTTACTTGCAGTTCTTTATACCCATCTGCTTTGTACGTAATCATCATGCAGTAACTCGAAGGGTTTAAAGCATGAATTTTCCAAGTTTCTTGCACATACAATATATCCCCGACTTTGAAAGGGGACTTAGGTACTATGTATCCTTTTAATTTAAACCAATTGGTTCCGTCAGGATTTTTTCCGAAAGTTTCCCCTTCTACCTCGTTTTGAATTTCTACAAATTCGGTACCATATTTATCTGTTCTGAATTCAAAATGAGTATTACTATATTTAGGCTTAATAACCCGCCTCGTTGCCCCTTTCCTTTCGTCCAATATAGCTTGTACCATTTCCGTATTAAAAAGAATTGGTTTCATTTCTGAACCTCCTTATGGGGGCAATCGTTACAATATAGTTCGCATCTGTCGTTTTCGTCTATATCTTCTGTTTTAAAATTGTTATACAATTCGGCTATCACGCCTGTAATATACACTTCATATAAGGTCACAACTGCAAATGCTAAAGCCTCTTGTTCATCGGGTTTTAATTGTATAGTTATCTGATTGCCCGAATAACAATTTAAAGAATAACCGCTTAGAAAATTATTTTTTATTATATCTGCCGCTTGAATAGCTTTCATTTTATCCATTTTACGCCTCCAATCCCTCAAATAAATTCAATTGATTATCCGGCTCATAATTGAGCCATAATATTTCTTTTCTACCGGCCCCTGAAAAGGTATGTGTATCATATTCAAGCTTTATCCAGCCCTTAAGCATTTCGGTGTATAAATCATTCTCATAGCCGCTTAAGGCAACAGACCCTTTATGGGCCTTAAGAATTTCTATCAGCTGGATATGTTCCGCTTCTTGGCCCATTTCATGAGAATAAAGACGGCTATTGCGTGTATGCAGTAAATAGGGAGGGTCTGCGTATATTAAGCAATCCTTTGTATTGTATTTTGGTATAAGCTCATAATAGGGTTTGCACTCTATTTGTGCTTGCTTCAGCCTTTCTGCTGCCTGAAGAATAATTTTGGGGATATCTCCCCATATTTTGGGGTTTACTGCTCCTTTGTTACATTTGGTATTGTTTTTCCACCCTGCACGGTCGGCAAGTTTACTACCAAAGCCCATATTGCACCTTATGCAAAAACGCCTTGCGTCCTCTATCTTATTGCCGGTAAGCTTTATCCCTGTTCCGGCTCTGTCCTCCTTGATACTTTCATATTCTACACGGCTCCAAGGGGTAAAATATATGAGCCTTGCCAATTCTTCCGGGTAATTTCTGCAAACTTCAAAAAAGTTTACTATCTGTCCGTCAATATCGTTTATGGTTTCGTACTCTGCAGGGGCTTTATTAAAAAATATGGCTCCGCTACCGCAAAAGGGTTCTAAATAAATTTTGTGAGTAGGAAAGAGGGAAGTTATCCAGTCCGAAAGCCGCCATTTTGCGCCGGGGTATTTTAAAATTGCTTTCATTTTCACCGCTCCAATCCCGTATATACTCTTACAAACTGCCTGCACCGTTCACAGCCGTTTTTATTGATGTCACACATTAATAAATCAAGCTTCATGTTCATTTCTGCTGTATGGTCGAATAATTCTCTTTTAAATCTAAGCTGTTTCCGCTCCTCTAAGATATGTACCTTTTCCGCTTTTGCCTTTTCAGCCGAAAGCATATTTAAGCTATAGGATTGATAAAGGCTTCTATAGGCTAAAAAATAAAATATATCTTCTGCTTTCAGTCCTTCAGGCATTGCGGCATTTTTTGCAGCTAATCGCTCTAAATCCTCTGCGCTGTACCTAATAAGCATTTTTAATCCCTCCGCCTCATAAAAAGCCGTATATACCAACAGCCGTTAATCTCGTTAAATTCCTTTTTATAGCTGTAATCATTTTCAGAAAGGAGGAAATTTTTATATTTCTCTTCCCAAAATTCACGGCCTACATCGTCTTTTATAATTTTTTCAATATTGCGTTTTTTATATTTTCTATCATCTTCGGCATATTCTGGCTTAGTTAACTTTTGGGAAGCACTCCAACGCTTACGGCCTTTAGGGTCTTTCGTAAGGTACTCACAAAGGGCTGATATACCGTTTTCGTCCGGCTGTAGCCTGTCCGCATTGATATATCCAAAGGATTCTATTTTCCCACCGGGTACTTTTTTGCTCCATAAACTTTCTATTTCATCACGGGATAGGCCGCAAGACATAATAATATGATGATGAATTCTGCCGTTCTTTTTCTGCTCATCTACCACCAAATACTTTAAAGGCGGTAAGCCTCTTTTTTTTAACCTATAATTTATCCTTCTGAAAAAATTATTTGTTATCTGTTCAGCGTTTTCCAAGCTTTCGGGCAAATATTTTTTATTATATGTACAGGTAAGGTGTATATCATTTTCACCAAAGTTTGTATTCGCAAGCTGGGTAAAATATCTTCTGGCTCTTTTGTCATTCAAATTTCTTTGAGCCGGGGCGGTAACAGCTTTTCTTTTTCGCTTGCCCTTGACTTTGGCTGTCTTTAACTGTTTTCCCCAGCATGGATAAATATCAACCTCAATATATTTTTTTCCGCAGTAAGTAATTTTTTCACGATAGAAAAAGTTATCCACATTATTCACAATTTCCACAGCCTTTTCTAAAGTAGTAAAATTTTTTTCGGGCAAAAATATTTATATTATCTTTGGTAACAAAGATAATATCCATTACAAGCCCGAAAAGCATTGATTTTATTGACTTTAAGCCGTGAAAACGATATACTATAAGTAGGTCATTTGTTGGTCTGTTTTCACGGCAGACACCGGCTTTAAATCGTGGCTAGACGATTTAAAGCCTTTTTTATTACCCATTTTTTAGCCGCCTTATTTTTCTTCTCACTTTCTGCAAATTCTCATGAGCGGCATAATACTTATCAAGGTTATTTTCTTTAATAGCACTTTTAATTGATTCCCTGTAAGAAATTTCTATTTTCTTTAAAGTTTCTATATCATCTGGAAGTTCAAGGCTTAAGAATCCTGCTTCTGCTTCGCTTGGTCTTTTCATATGTAAATCTCCTTTAAATAAGTTCTTTATCAATCAAAATAACTTCGGGCCGTGTGCTTTTAGATTCTTCTTCAAATTCTTTTGAAGCAACTTCTAAATATTTTTCTTTTGCTTGTTCCGCTGTAACCTCTTCCGGCAATATCATTTCTGTGCCTTCTATATCTGAAACGCTCTCTTGATAAAGCTTTAACGCTATAAATATGGTTTCTGCCCTAATAAGAGCATAATAATCAAATTTCTTAGTGCTAAATTCAAAAAATTTCATTTTTAGGCCTCCTTGTTTTTTCCCTGAAGGGGTATTTCCCTTTTACTAAGGCTCTTAAAACTTTCTGTAAGCTCTTCATTAGTTAAATTCACCTTTGGCCCCCTGAAAAATTATTCTTCATTTTTTACCGCACTAAACAATCGCGGTTAATTGTTTAATGACCTTTTTTGTTGCATATCGCCCATTATCCGTTAATTGTCTTTGCCATGCGTCCTCAGACGGAGCCCATCTAAAACCGTTTGACTTCAAAATGCTTCTAACCTCTTCGGAAGGCTTACCTTCAAAAAACAATTGAATTCGCATAATATCCGCATTTTCAACTACCTTGCAAACACTGTTTTCATATTCCGCTTTCGGTTCGTCCTTCTCGGCTTCTGCGCTCTGCTTTAATCTCTGTATTTCTTTTATGCGGCCCTCTGCTGCCTTAATTTTGTTACGTATGCTGGTAAGTTCAAATGGTGCAACCGGGCTTTTATACCACGAATTTTGAATAGATGTATCAAGCTTTAATGCTTTTTCTTCATTAAGACCCGAAAATCCTTTCATAGTGCCGTATTTACGATAATGCTTATTCATGGCTTTGCCCTCTTCTGATTGCTTTGTAAGCGTGAAAATCTTTTCTTGCAGTTGTTCAATGGCATTTTCCTCATTACTTTTGATTATTGCGCTGCCGTACATAATACTTTTGATTTTTTCAGGAATGCCCATAATATAGTTGTATTCTGAATAATGCTTGTCCCGTCTTGCATTCTGCTTTTCCTTTTTACGTACAGGGAAATTAGCGGAGCCGCATATCATTACGGACGGACACATTAATTCGATTTGAAAGCCCGTGTTAATGTGGTCAGCGTATTTCCAGGCAAAGCGTTCAGCGAGATTGTAAATTTTTTGTGCCTGCTCTGGCCTTGCTTCTGCCGCTTTTTCGGCAAGTGAATAAACCCTGTCAACCTGTTTCTTATAGGCCTCCGTTTCACTCCCCTCTGCATAATCGCTAAAGCTCCACATAGTCCGAGATTGCCTAGCAGCCTTCTCATTAATTGGATAATATTCTTTCATTTTTCTGCTCCTTTTTCTTTTTTGTCTTTAAGCTTCTGTTGCAGTAATTCCGCTTCCCGCCGTTCAAGCTCTTTATAATATTCCGGTGTTCGCTCTCTTCCGGAAAAATTATCAAAGCGATTTTTATGCTTATTTTTAGGCTTAGAAATGGCATAGTCATTTTCCCAGCCCATTCCCGAAAACCAAGAGCCGCCATATTTTATAAATTGCTCTTGTATACCATGAGCTTTTATATAATTGGCATATTTTATAATGCCTTGCTCTATATCCTCATGGCTTGTACCGCTTTTAACCGCTTTTTTATAAGCAGCAAAGGCCGCTTTTTTTCCCTTCTTATTAGGATAAAGCTCCCAAATACTTTCAAAATCGGTTTTAAGCTCTTCTTCTGAGGCTATTTCTGCTTGTTTAAGTGCTGTGTCAAAAACCTGTACGGCTTTTATGGCCCCTTTCGTGCGTTCTATAAGAAAACTTTTTAAAATGCTTTCTATGTCCTTTCGCAAACTGCTATCTGCCGTAAAGGTATTCGGAACATTAAATTTTATGTAATATTCCTGTACTTCCATAAAATCAGGCCCCCATTTTCTTTAATCTTCATGTATATTCCCTATCTTTTTCAGTTGATAGAGTTCAATATTGTCTTTACAGCATACTTCCTGCAAATAAGATGCTTTTTTACGTTTACTTTTTATCCATGCATTCTGTAAAAGCCAATAGGCCCCATTTTCGTACTTTACAACCCAAATATGCCTATCCCCTATTTGACTTTGTAAAATGTCACCTTCATAAATTGGATTTTCCTCTATATCCGGTTCATTTGTATATTGTTCAAGTTCCACGCAATACAGCGGTATAGCATTATTAAGGCCTTTAAGCTGGATAAACTTCATACTAGGTAAAATTGAAAGAACCTCGTAATATTTCTTATGGGCCTTATGCCATGCCCTAAATAAAAATTTTCGGTCCATACTTTTCCCCTTTCTATATATTTAACCTATGTACTTTTCCTTTCAATTTCATATTCCATGCCGTACCTACGCCTTTTACACCGCCAGCATGTTATTTTTTCAGTGCAGCCCCCCACAAGCTTGATATTGTGAGTTTTTTGAAGAGCAAGCATACAGGGCACACAAAATTTTCTTTTAATCAAATTAGCACCTTCCTATTCCGCTCAATATGGCTGTTTTTATCTCTTTTTTTAATATTCTTCTTGTTTGTTTTATCTTCATTTGGTAAGAAGCCATATTCTTTTAAATGCCATTCTTCAAAGCCTTTTATATTCTTAGGGTCCGAGAAGAATTTTTCTGCCATTCTAAGAACCTTAGTAGCTGTGTGTACATCAATGCTTGTCTTTCCGCTAATTTCAATCGTACTCAAATTTACACCTCCAAATTAAGATTTAACATTTTCATTAGAAGTATTATTCTTTTCTTTTTCAGCTGTGAGCCGTCCCATTTTGTACCCATATGTAAACATTAATGTGGAAGTCCTCTCTTCTGAATTAAGGTTACTTATCAACTTTGCAAGTTCGTTGATTTCTTTTTCATTCATATAAATTCCCCTTTCGGTTGTAACTATTTGTTGTATTGTGCTACACTCCTTTTAGATGGGAGCGAATAAATTAATCCGTATAATCACTTAACGGTTGTTCAAGCTGTAATCTCTGTAACCGTTCCATGTCACAACCTATCAAATTGAGAATATGAAGATTCTTATCCATTTCAACGGAATCTTGTGTATTCTCTTTTGCTTTTTCTAAAAGCTGATTTGAATAGATTTCCAAAATGTCTAAACTGGTGTTAATTATTTTTTCCATTTTTTTCTTCATTGGTTCTACCCCCTTATTTATCTCTTGTAAATATTTGTTGTATTGTGCTACACTCTCCCTAGAAATGAGGTGTTTTTATGCTTGATTCTTTTACTTCCCCCACAATTGACGATATTGAATTTGATAATGATGGTACATATATGTGGGATTGCTGGAATATTGAACTGTGTTGTAAATACAATAAATCAGGCGTTAATAATCATGGTTGTTTAAAAGGAAGCTCATATATACGTTGTTCCCGTGATGAAAAAATTCTGCTTCATGATAAATTACTTTTTAAATCTTTAAACAAGAAAAAGCGTTAGTTAGTTTTAATTTTTTGATTTTTTATTTTAAATTCTGCTTCTTCTAAAATTGAAATAGCATTATAAAACGTAGAGTGTTCTGCCAAGATAATTTCTACGATTTTTTCTGCTATTTTATTTCTTCTTTCTAATTGCAGGCCAAGGTATCGCTTACGTTTATCTGGGACAATATCCTTATTATGAAAACCGTCCTCTAACTCTCCCAGTGTATATATTTCTTCTTTTGTCTTATCTTCCATTGGTTTCACCCCCTTTAATTTTTTATGTGTCGCTATGTGACCATTATAGTTCTCATAATCACTATTGTCAAGTGTTTTTGTGTTGACATAATCACTTTTTTGATTTATTATGAATCTATAAAATTTACAGGGGGGTGATTACTTGCATGAGCGCTTAAAATTAATAAGAAAAAAACTTGGATTGACCCAAGAAGAATTTGGAAACAGAATAGGTGTAAAAAGAAATACTATTGCAACCTATGAAATTGGTAGAAACGAACCAATTGATGCTATTATTTTCTCTATTTGTCGGATATTCTCCGTTAATGAAAATTGGCTGCGAACCGGGCAAGGCAACATGTTTATAACGAAGCCAAATGACATAATTGATAGTTTGGTTCAGGAATATGGTTTCGGAAATGTTGAGAAGGCCATATTAACAGAGTACATAGCCCTTGATGATGATGGCAAAAAAACACTTATGAACTTTATTGTTAAAATTGGAGAAACTGCAAAAAGATTTGATAAAGACAGTTGGTTAGTCGGTGATAAAAACTTTAAGTCATGGGAAAGTGCGACAGAAGAGGATATAAAAATTGCCGAAGAAATATTAAGAGAAGAAATGGAACGCAAAGACAAGGGCGGCGCTTAATTTTATTAAAGATGCCTTACTATTTCATTCAATTGGCATCTCGTGGTGTCCATAGGAATAATTAAGATATTAAAATCTTTTTTATACAGAACTTTGTCAACTCGTGATGTCCTAATTACATGAATATTATTATGTAAGCAACCATCTGGTCGGGCGGGCTTAAAATCTATAACTAAAATAAAACCAACCTCCTAATAAAGCGCCGCCCTAAATAACTTTATATAATTTCTACCAATTTCAACATTTGTTTTTTCAGCTATGTTAAAGGAAATTACTATTTTATAATTAGCAGAAGAAAAAAATAAGCCGCCCATTATTTAGGGCAGCATTGAAAGCCGGTATTTTATGAAAAAAATTTTTGGAGCTATTTTTGTGTTTTTCGCAATTGCTATTGCAGTTAAATTATGGCCGATATCACTTATTACTGCAATTGCAATACATATTAAATCTGTAAATAATGAAATTAGAAGTACAGAAGTAAAAATGCCGCGGTTTAATTATTATAAAAAAGCTATAGCTCCTGTTATTTTAATAAATGGAATAATTTTAATTATTATTAGCGGTGTTCTATTCAGTCTGCCTATTGAAGATTCATCTTTTTCTACTTTTTTTTATATGGTCGTATTCACAGCAGGCTTTATCATGGTTACATCCTTTAGTTTAAAGTCAGATATTCAGGATAATTTACTAATAAACTACCCTTTATTGGTTAAAATAATTCCGTCCTCCGTTTCAATAGTTATGTTTGTAGTAATGGCAACGCAAATAAATTACTATAATAATCTTCCTATTGAAAAATTGTCATACGAAACCAGAGTAAATAGTGACGTTTCCTCATCTCAAGATAAACAAACGGATTCTGTAACTTCAAATATTTATGAACCTGAAATATCGTCTACTGCCAAAGAATCAAAAGAGACTTCTTTACCTGATTCAGACAAACAAGTTATATATGAACTTTCTGATTTTGATTCAGTCATGGATGCTTATTTACTAGAAGGTCATCCTGTGTTTATGGGAAGCATAGATAATGCTATTAAATATCAAAAACGGTTTAAACGTGGACTGATACTTGTAGATGAAAAATATCAAGGAAGTCCGATTATGAATATCATACCTTTTGTTCTTGATGATTTTAAAGGTCAAATCTCAGAAATAGAATTATATTTCTCTCATTTTGGCGTTTTGCCAAATGATGAAGAAGCATGTTTAATAGCGGAATCGTACTTAGGGACACAAATTCTTAATACTTATTCTTTCTCTGAGGGTAGAAAGACTTCATCTAGTGACAGTGATAGAATCTACTACACTCTATCTTTTAAGAAAATTAAGCCTTATTCAAACGAAAAACATTATTTTGGTGATATTCATGTATTGTTTGAGGATAAGGGCAATGGCATTGAATATGCATGGTTTAATACTAGCCTGCCCAATTGGTTAAGCAGAACAACCTTAAATGGGTTTAGCGTTGAGCCGTGGGATGCATGGGAAAAAATATCTACAAAAGAACCTATCTCATAA